TGACAAGGAAAACGCCAGGCTGCAAGTGACCTGTTGGCATAACACACGGCTCGGGGCGAAGGCGCTTGCCGATCAAGCCCTGGCCGCACTTGTGGCAATTGGCTGGCGTCCGATCGGCGCCCCAGTCGGCCTCTACGACCCGCAAACCAAATTGCGCGGGCATTCCCAGGACGTGTCTTCCTGGGCTGTCCGCTAACAGTTCCCCACCCGCCCGTTTCGGGCAATCGCAACCAGCCGCCTTCGGGCGGCTTTTTCATTCCCGAAAGGAAGCATCATGCAACGCAAACCCTTCGTCCCTCTGCTCTTCGCTGCGGCGCTGGCGGTGGTTTCCCTGGCGGCTCAAGCCTTCGGCTTGGATGTCGCTGGATTTGTCAGCGAGCACCGCGATGCGCTCGCGGGCCTCGCTCTCATGGGGACGGTGAGTCTGCCCAACGGCTCTCTTGTCCACATCGCCAACGGCTACGGTTCCTGGAAAACCATGTCGGCGCTCACGAACGCCAGTCCGGCGGTTGCCACGCTCTCTTCGAACGACAGCCCGCCCGAGAAGATCGTGAACGGCGACATCATGGAAGTGGATTCCGGCTGGTCGCGTCTGAAGGACAAGATCGTGCGCGCCACGAACGTCAGCGGCACGAGCGTTCGGCTTGAGGGCATCGATACGACCAGCACAAGCATCTACGCCGCCGGCTCTGGCACCGGACGTGTCCGTGAAATCACCGGCTGGACCCAACTGCTGCAGATCATCAACTCCACCTCCAACGGCGGCGAGCAGCAGTTCCTCGAATACCAGTTGCTGGAAGCCGACGGCCAACGTCGCATCCCGACGACCAAGAGCGCGGCTGGGTGGACGCTGACCATTGCTGACGACCCCACGCTGGCTGGATACATCCTGGCCAAGGAAGCGAACGACGACCGGCTGCAGCGCGCAGTGCGGGTCACGCTCCCCTCTGGTGCGCTGATCTTCGTGAACGCCTACATCAGCGTGGCCCAGGTTCCCACTCTGACTGTGAACGAACTGCTGTCGCTCGAGGTGACGATGTCGTTCCTGAACGAGCCGGTGCGCTACACCAGCTGATCGCTGACACATGGCAAAGATCAAGCTGATTCCGGATCCGACCTTCTCAGCCAAGGTCGGTGTTCCGGTCCCAGGCGCCGGTGCTGTGGACGTGGTTTTCACGTTCAAGCACCGCACCCGGGAAGAAATGGAACGCTTCCTGAAAGAGGCGACAGGCGACAACGGCATGGACGATGTCCAACTGGTGCTTGCGTGCGCCTCCGGGTGGGAGCTGGCGGACGCCTTCACGGAAGAAAACGTGAAGGAGTTTGCGCGTCAGTACATCGCCGGTCCTGCGGCGGTGTTTGAAACGTACTGCATGGAGCTGACAGGCGCACGCCTAAAAAACTCCAACAGGCCGCGACTCTGATGTACCGCCCCGCGCCGACTGCGCAAGAAGCGCAGGCGGTGGGGCTGACATTGGAGGAGGCGAGCGGCCCGCCAATCGAAGTTTGGCCCGACACGCAGAACTCAGTTCTTGTCTTCGATGCGCTGGGCTCGCAATGGATCTACGCGGGCATGGGCGGTGTTCCGACCGGCCTTGTCTACGCATCCATCGAACCAGTGCTGCGCGTGATGGCGATCTCCGCTGAGGACTGGCGCCAGGTGTTCGACGACATCCGCGTCATGGAAGACGCGGCGTTGCGCGAAATGCACCGTCAGCGACAAAAGAAATAGGTGGCGCTATGGCAGATACCGTCGGCGCAGCACAACTAGCCATCACCGCAGACGCCTCAGGTGTTGAGGCTGGCGTTAGCAAGGCGAAGAAGAGCCTTGCCACGCTGGGCGACTCGGCCAAGCAGGCTGGCAAGCAGGCTTCCGATGGCCTGGACAAGATGGGGGCCAGCGGCGACAAGTCGTCGCAAAAGGTTGATCGTGCTACCAAGCAGATGATCACCTCCATCGAGCGGGCCACGGCATCGCTTGAGGCTGGGAGTCGCAGCAGTTCCAAGTTTTTCGAGACGCTGGCGCAGCAGCGCGGGATCAGTGTTGATGCCCTCCGTCCGTACCTGCAGCAGCTGGATGCAGCGGCGGCTAAGCAGACTGCTGCTGCCGCCGCTGCGAAGGCAACCGCTCCAGCTCTGAGTCAGGTCGGACTATCAGCCAAGCAAACCGCCGCAGCCCTGCGCGGTGTTCCGGCGCAATTCACCGACATCGTTACGTCGTTGCAGGCTGGCCAGAACCCGCTGACCGTGTTCCTGCAGCAAGGCGGTCAGCTGAAAGACATGTTTGGCGGCATCGGGCCAGCCGCGCGTGCCCTCGGCGGCTATGTGCTCGGCTTGGTGAATCCGTTCACTGTCGCAGCTGGTGCCGTGGCGGCTCTCGGATTCGCGTACTTCCAAGGGAGCCAGGAGGCGGACAACTTCACCAAGGCGGTCATCCTATCTGGCAATGCGGCCGGTGTCACTGTAGGTCAGCTTCAGCAGATGGCCGAGCGGATCGACGGCATCACCGGAACGCAAGCAGCGGCGTCCGAAGCGCTTGCTCAGTTCGTGGCCACCGGCACGTTGGCTGGCGATCAGATCGAGCGGTTCACCATCATCGCCCTGCGGATGGAAAAGGAAGGCGGTCAAGCCGTCTCCGAAACGGTCAAGCAGTTCGCCGAGCTTGGCAAGTCTCCGCTTGAAGCCTCCCGCAAGCTGAACGAGGCCACCAACTTCCTGACGGCGTCGGTTGCGATCCAGATCCGACTGCTGGAAGAACAAGGACGCTTGACCGAAGCGGCAACCCTGGCTCAGCGTACCTACGCCGACGCTTTGGAAAGCCGACTCACTGGCATCGAGCAGAGGCTTGGCTACGTTCAACGGGCTTGGCGTGGAGTAACCGGCTTTGCCAAGGAAGCATGGGACGCCATGCTGAACGTGGGGCGTCCGGACACGTTGGAACAGCAGTTGGAACGCGTGACGGAGCAGATCAACCGCGCCCGTCAGACCGGTGGAGCGTCGAGCGAGTCCGAGTTCCGCGCCAGGGCTATTGCCCGCGCGAACCTGGATGACAACCTGAAGTTGCAGGCGAGTTTGCAGTCGCAGATCGACGTCCAGCGGAAAGCTGCCGGTGAAAGTGCGAAGAGCGCCGCGCAGTCCAAGGCCCGTCTGGAGTTCGACAAGCAGGGCGAACAGTTCATCTCCAAGCGTGCCCGCATGGAGCGCGAGATCACCGAGGCTCGGAACCTCGGCGCAAAGGCTGGCGCGAGTCAGGTCGAGATCGAGCGTCGTGTCGCAGAAATCCGAGAAAAGTTCGCCGAGGGAAATCGAGGCGCTGGCCGTCTGGCCCGTGCTGGGGTGGATCTTGATGTTGAACGCATCAGGGGCGAAGCCGAGAAGCTGGTCGGCATCTACAACAGCTCGGAACGCCGGATCGAGACCCTTCGCCAGTTTGGTCTTCTGTCCGACCGCGAGTACTACGAGTCCAAGCGCGCCTTCATCAATCTGGAGTCGCAAGCCAAGGAAGAAGCGCTCCAACAGGAAATCGCCCGCTACCAGCAAGAGAAGCTGACCGGCGCAGATCGTCTGCAGAACGAAAAGAAGATCGCTGACGCCCAGGCAAAGCTCGCCATCCTGCGGGCAGACACCAGCGCAAAACAGGAAGAGATCAGCCTGCGCCAACAGCGGGAGACGCAGCAAGAGGCCGTGGAGTTCCTTGCTGCCAAGCAAGCCGCTGAGGACTACTTCGAAACGCTGGCACGGCGTCAGAACATGGAGATTGCCGGCCTGGGCCTAGGACAGTCGGGCCGAGAAAGCGCCCGCAGCCTAGCCGATGTCCAGGAGCGATTCAGCGCCGAACGCCGCCGCCTGGAAAACCGCCGCGCCCAGCAGGAAGTGCTTGGCACCTTCACCGACGACGCCAGGCGCCAGTACGACGAGCGTCTATCCCTCTTGCAGCAATACGAGGAGCGTGAACTGAATCTGGTGCGCGACTTCACCAAACGAAAGCTGGAAGTGGAGCAGGACTGGATGCTCGGCGCACAAGAGGCATTGAAGAACTACGCCGACCGGTCTGGAAACGTCTTCCGCAACACAGAAGAACTGTTCACCGACTCCATGCAAAGCATGGAGGACGCGCTGGTCAAGTTCGTGCAGACCGGCAAGCTGGACTTCAAGTCACTGGCTGATTCCATCGCGGCAGACATCACGCGAATCATCATCAAACAACAGCTGGCGGCGGCCATTGGTGGAAGCGGTGGCGGCGGTGGAAGCGGCTGGCTCGGCAGCCTTCTCAACTTCGGCGCTTCCATGTTTGGCGGTGGCGGTGGCATGGGGCCGATGACTCAGAACCAGCTTGGCAGCAGTTTCGATGCTGCTTTCAGCTCTTTCCGCGCACGTGCGATCGGTGGTCCAGTCTCCGCAGGCCGCATGTACCGCGTCAACGAGGATGGCCCGGAACTGCTCAACGTCGGGGCCAAGCAGTTCCTGATGATGGGCAATCAGTCTGGAACCGTAGCTCCAACGTCTTCTGGCTCAGGTGGTGGAACCACCATCAATGTCTCCGTGGCTATGCCGGCTGGCGGTTCGCGTGAGACGGCTATGCAATTCGGCGCGAACGTCGCTCGCGTCATCGGTCGCTCAGCTCGCAGGCAGTCCTGATGGCTATCACAGTTCTTTCCAACGTCATCCTGTCGAACCAGGTGATCGCGGCTGGCATCCGCGGAAAGCAAATGCGCCGCAATGAGCGCGTGCAGACGCAAAGTGGTGCAGAAGCCATCAACATCGTCTGGACGCAGACGCTACGCCAGTACGAGCTAGGCGTCGTTCCTCTGAAGCGCGAGGACTGGCAGGAAATCGAGGCTCTGCACGAAGTCACGGAGGGCGGGGCTTACGGATTCCTTTTGGAAGACCCGAAGGACAGCACGGCTACCGGAAGTGAGGGGATCGTCACTGGCCCTTCCAGCTCGCCCGGCGAATACCACATGTACAAGCGGTACACGGAGGCTGTCTCCGGCCGGACGAAAGATCGTCGCATCACACGACCCAAGGCCAGCAGCATTCTGGTTTACGTCAATGACGTTCTCACGTCGGCGCAGATTTCTGACACCGATGGGACGATGCACATCACGGGCAACCCGAGTGCCAGCGCTGTGAGATGGACCGGCACCTTCTACGTGCCGGTGCATTTCATGGACGACTCCATCGATTGGGAGATGGTCGTCTCTGGCCCCGATCAGGCGGCTCGCTACCTCGCTGGGCCGTCGGTCGTCCTTGAGGAAATCCGGGAATGACCAAGTCGCTCTCGAACGAGCTTCGCGCTCACTACGCGCTTGGTACGACAACCGTCGCCCGCTGCTGGAAAGCCACGCTCACCAACGGCAACGTGGTGGCCGGAACATCTCACACCGAGGACATCACGTTCGATGGGGTGGTTTACCGTTCAGCGGTTGGCTACAACACCTCCGACATCGAGAGCAGCTTTAACCTCAGCCCGGACAACCTGGAACTTGAGGGGGTTCTAGCCTCTCCCGCCATCACCGACGAGGACATCCGCACCGGCAAGTGGGACTACGCCGCAATCGAGTTCTTCGAGGTGAACTACGCCGACCTGACCATGGGTCGAAACGTGCTGCGCGTCGGCACGTTGGGGGAAGTGAAGGGCGGCCGGTCAAAGTTCACTGCGGAGCTGCGCGGCCTCACACAGAAGCTTAGCCGTCGAATCATCAAGCTGACCACGAAGGACTGCCAGCACGATCTTGGGGACTCACGGTGCCAGGTCAATCTCGCGTCTCACACCGTCACTGGCTCTGTCACCAGTGGAATCACCAACAACCGCCAGTTCACTGACTCGGTGCGTACAGAGACGACTGACCGATTCACGGGCGGAAAGATCACGTGGCTAACCGGCGCGAATGCCGGGCTCAGCATGGAAGTCAAGCGCAGCACCGCAGCTGGCCTGATCGAACTCCATGAACAGATGCCTTACACGATCATCGTCGGCGACACGTATTCGATGTACACCGGCTGCAAGAAGCGCCTCACGGAAGACTGCATCGCCACGTTCAACAACGCCGTGAACTTCGGCGGCTTCCCGCATCTTCCCCTTTCCGACGTCTACAACGGCCCGGCTTCGGTGCGCGGGGGCTGATCCATGTCTCCGATGCAAGAACAGATCGTCGGCTTGGCGAGGACCCTGCTCGGCACTCCTTATGAGCATCAACAGCGCATCAAGGGCGTTGCGATGGACTGCGCAGGCGTCCCGGTGTACGTGGCGCGCTGTCTCGGCATGCCTGTAGACGACGTGCTGGGCTACGGCCGTCAGCCGATGCCGGACGAGATGCGGCGTGTCCTCAACGCGCATTTGGTCCGCGTGGCGACGGAGGCGATTCAACCGGGCGACGTTGTCTGGATGCGCTTCCACCAAGAGCCACAGCACCTCGGCATCGTCGGTGACTACGTGTTCGGTGGACTGTCTTTGATTCACGCCTACAACGGCGCTGGACTTGGCAAGGTGATCGAGCACCGCATGGACGACGTCTGGCGTAGTCGCATTGTGGCGGCGTGGCGCTTCCCGGGAGTTGACGAGTGAGCGGCGCAACGATCGGCGGCGTCATCGGTGCCGTCATTGGCTACTTTATCCCGGGCGTCGGTCCAGCGATGGGATGGGCCATCGGTTCCGCCATCGGTGGCGCGGTCATGCCGGAACAGATCGAAGGCCCGCGCCTGTCTGATCTGCGCCCGCAAGGTTCAGAGTACGGTAGACCAATTCCGATCATCTACGGTACGGGCCCAATTCAAGGCAATGTCATCTGGCAATCTGACCTAGTCGAAGTCGCCAGCGAGCAGGGCGGCAAGGGTGGCCCAGAGGTCACCAACTACACCTACTACGCCAACTTCGCTGTCCTGATCTGCGAAGGTGAAGTGGAACTCGGGCGCATCTGGGCTGGTCCTGAGAAGCGCTTGATCTGGGATGGCACCAACCTGGAAGGCGGTGGTTCCATCACCTTCTACAACGGAAGCACGACCCAGCTTCCTGATCCGCTGATGGAGTCATACCTCGGGGCTGGCAACGTCCCGGCGTACCGTGGCTGGTCCTACATCGTGTTCGAGAACTTTCCCGTCGCCAACGACGGGAACCGCATTCCGTTCTTGACGATCGAAGTTGGTGAGATCACAGATGCTGATCTCAATCTAGGAACGGTGTGGAGTGTTGGAGAGGTTTTCGTCGATGAGGCGTGGGGCAAGTTCATCTACACGTACTCAGGAACAGACGAAGGGGTGATTGTCCGCAATCTGTCTGACAACAAATTTGCGCGCCACATCCTGCTTAATGATGGTCAAGGCCCTGGCGTCACTCACAGCTTCTACGACAGCGATCGGCACATCATCGTCTACCTGGACGAGTTCGGAGCGGAGGTGTCGTGGGTTGATCTGGACTCTGGCGCTCAAGGCACTTGGACCAGCAGCACATGGCCGATGCCATCTGGAACCGGCAGCACCGGTGGCTACAACGCAGTCGGCGGGGTCTATCACAACGGCCTGTGGTGCTTCCTGATGTACAAAGGCGGAACCGGCGTTGCGATTTCTACGATCGATCCTACGGACCTGACTGGCGCGGCCTTCTACACTGGTGATGCTGGTAGCGGAACGTTGCGCAGCTTCTGCGGCCGTCGTCAGGAGGGTGACAATTACATCCTTGGCGTCACGACAGCTGGAACCGTCCGCAAGTATCCACTGAGCGCCAGCTTCACCAGCACTTCGATCGGCAGCTGCGTCGCAAGCGCCACGTTCTGCGCGGTCGATCCCAATACGGGCTACGTGTGGACGGCTTCGTTTGCGTTCCCGAATTTGACTGTCAGCTGCAATGACCCTGTCACCGGTACGCAGCTGTATTCCGCCACTATAGTCACCGCCGGTGCGGGTTTCATGCCACCAGGATCTAGGCGTGATTGGCCGTTCATTTTCAGGCCAGCAACGACGCCAGGAACCGGGCGCGTGGTATGTCTTATGGAGGGGACTTCCTCCAACGACTACTTCGTCGAGTTTGACTCCGGACAGTTGTCTACTCCGGCTTACGTGACGGAATACGGCGGAATCGGCCAAGGAATCAATGAAATATCTGCTGGCTGGTGGAACCCGACGACAAACAGATATTGGGTTGTGCGCAACTTCGGCTGGGGCAACAAGAGCAAGGGCAGCAACGATCTAACACAACTGGCTCTTCGTGATGCCAACAACGTCGACTATCCAGGAAGCGGCTTC